GGCGGGAATGTATTTTGTTTGTGACAATATACTACACTGCCTCATATTTATACAATCTTAAGCTGGCACCAACACAATTATTCTTTTGCTTTTAGCTCCCCGACACCCACCTTACACCCCACCCGGGAGGGCGGGTCGCCACACAAAGACGGTCAGCACTACGCTCTCCTTCGCACAAAACATTCCAACGAGCATACTTATTTGTATTTCCCACTATGTAATAATCGATCTCAGATGCGCTTGCTGACCGGCGTGTGTGGACGACCGACCGACCCCAACCTACAAGAAGGAGAGGATTAGTTTTTCTCCGCGAGCGCGCGGCGACCGACGTAGATAATAGGCTCGAATCCAGATGGACGGCGGTCGCCGCGCCCGGTAGGCTGCGAGCGGAATGTTTTGAGCTTGAAAGCTGTCCGGCTTTAGTGAAAAGTCAATCCCAAATGAGGTATATAAAAAGCGGCATGGTGAATTCGCGGAGCTTTCGCTTTTAATACCACCTTTGCTCAATGCAGATAGGGGGGGGCATGATCCCAGCACCCACCGGAGCGAAGCGCGGACTCGTCGCGAGCGACCCCAGCAAGTCTTTTTACCATCATCCATTTTCTACTACATATTCATCTTATTCATCAGAACTACACTCGCACCTTTCTTTCAGTGATGTAACAACTTCCATTTATGTAATTCCATTTTACTCATCGGAACATTCCTTACCACTTCTTGAAATGTTATAGTCCCCACATTCATTTTACTTTTCCTGCATTAATTTCCTACCCTCTAATTGTAATGCGTACAATACCCAATGGACTATCAATACCCACTATGTGTACTCGTGGCAATATCCCACTGACTTTCAGCGCTGCGGTGTGGGTTGAGTAGGGCAGGGCAGGGGGATGGGTGGGTGCGGTGCGGTGTGTAGGGGTGGGGAAAGAAATGTATAGCCCTCATTGCTCAAGTCATTTTATCTATTGGAATATCCCTACCCACTTTTCATGTGTGCTTGCGACAATTCCCACTATTAATTGGGATAGAGTAAATAGTGTGATGATGTGTACATGATGATGCGCTCTCCTCTGAGAAGTGTGCATTGTGCAACGTAAGGTAGAATGATAATATCTACATGCCTTGCCTCTTGATCTGTCCCGTGATAACTATATGTGTTCAAACTTTTTTCATCATCACATATTCTTATCATCTATGTTCCTATTATTATATTGCTCTATGTATTCGTTTGTTTGGTATTCTCTTTCTCTGCTTCTCCCTGTCCCACTCACGAAAAATTACATGAAATTCAAATCGCTTTTTGTACTTTTTATATTGCCGTATTACAATATACAGGCGTAAAATTTACAGTTTTGCGATATAATTTTTTTGTTATTTTTTAAGTAGTTCGCGGAATGTTGCGGAACAATATACTTGCAATACTATATATAGTGTTATATTTTTTATGAAAAACAGAGGAAATGGAGACATGGAAATGATTAAGTTATTAAAGGAACAGTTAGAAATTATTGGTTCGGTTGTTGCCGGTGGTGCTGATGCTGAGTTGGATTTGGGGGTAATTGAGGAAGTAATGATCGATGCAAAGGCGGAAATTGAGGAGAAAGATGTTAAGATAAATGAATTGGAAGGTGAAATAAGTAATCTTTCTGAAAAGAGTAATAGATATAAGAAATTATCTGAAACGCTCACTGCCTCGCTAAGTAATGCGGAAAAAGAAGTCGCTGAACTCAAAGCAGTTATTCAGAAGGATATACAGCAAAAATGTATATGGTTAAGTGATGAATCTATCCTCGAATCTTTTGATATATTGAGTGTCAAAGAACTCCTTGAACTAAAAAAAAGTGTTGATGAAAAGTTCAATAAAGCTTTCGAAATTAAAGAGCCGGAAAAAACTGAAAATGAATTTGCCGATTCTGACCAATTAAATAATTTTAGTAATTTTTAATCGAATTTAAACTGAGGAAATAATATTATGAGTAGAGGATATGGATTTGGTGAGGGCGAAGGCGCTTTAATTCTTCCCTTTGATATACATGAGACAGTCTCCGGGACTCCTGATTTAAACGAAGACGATCATATGGACTATGCTGTGGGTATTACCGGGAATAATGAAGCCGGAGACCTTGCCGATGGCAAATGTTTGCTTGGGAAGGTTATGGGGTTTTCTCCTGACGGACTTACGGTAATGGTTCAAGTAAAGGGTATTGTTAAAGATATTCCTTACGCCGCTGGCACTTTACCTGCGGTTGGCGATATGGTTCAGGGTTCAGCCGAAAATGAGGTTGATATTGCAGTTGAATCTACTTTAACTCATCGCGGCTTGGTTCTTAATGTTGATGCAACCGCCGTAACCTGTGATATTCTGTTATAAGGAGAAATGCAAATGGCTAAAGGAACACCAAAAAGAGATGGCAGCGGTAAAGGAACACGAAGTAATAGAGGACGCGGAGGGTGTTCGCCGACTCGTTCAAAAGGACAAGGTAGTAATAGAAAATAAAAGGAAAGTGTCATTATGGATTTAACAAAAGCAAAAGATTTAAGAGAAGATGTCATAAAGCTTCAAGGAAAACCCGAAGCTAAAATGTATATTGAGGCGGAACAACAGAAAATTACGGTTTCTCAGTTGCTTGAACTTCGCGATCCTTCTGAACCGGATAGTAAACTCGATGCTTTTCAACGCCAGTTTTTCCTTGAGGGAATCTCGCTTGGTGATAATCCAATGAAGGTTTCTACCTACGGTGATCTTGCTAATTCGAAAATCTCTCATCTTGCTCCTGAATTTGTGCGCCGCCAGGTTATTAAAGGTATGCAGATGGTCCGGACCTTTAAAGGTTCTCTTATCGCTGTTGAAACCCGGGTTGAAGGAAATCAGTTTCAACCTATGCACCTGCGAAATAAAACTACTAAGGGTGGGAGTATGAAAGTAACTGGTGAAGGTGCAACAATGACCACTCTTGAAATATTCTACGGTGAAAAAACAGTTGATGTTAAGCAATATGGAAAAGTTCTTAATGTCAGTTATAATGTCGTGAAAAGAAAAACCCTGACCGAGTTTCAGTTAATCCTTTGGCTTGTTGGGAAAAACCTTGAAAATGATCAGATTGCGGAAATCGAAGCTGTTGTACGTGCCGGGGATGGAACTGTCGGCGCTGCAGGAAATACAACTGCCGCTAATTCTGACGCTGCCAATATGGTTTACGGCGATTTTGTTGATGTTCTTATTGATTTCGACCAGCTTTTTGATCCTGATCGCGCTTTTATGACCGATGCTCAGGCAAAACCGTTTCTGAAATTATCTGAAATTAAAGATCCGCTTGCATTTACGTCTTTTACCCAAAAAGGAATGTTACCAACTCCGTTTGGGTTTACTATTGTACGTAATCCGGGCGGAAGTGATACTTATACTTCTTTTATCGATCATCAATTTGCAATTATTCGCGGTGTCGAAACCGCATTGATGCTTGAAGCAGATAAAATTATTGCCCGGCGCATGGATGAAGTATCAATTTATGAAGCGATTGCCTATGCTGTAGCCGTAGATGAAGCACGGCGGACGCTTGATTTCTCGTAACGGTCACTGTATATCTCCTGGATAAGCCGGTTCCGGTGCATTGCCGGTTCCGGCTTTTTTTATGAATGTTGCGCATGGCTGATTTAAAAGAAGGAAAAAAGAAAATGAAAAAGCTTATTGTAATATTAATAGGGATTTCTTTAGTGCTTGTTTTCTTTCTCGGAGCCGATTTTTATGAATCCTATTATGCAATTAATTTCCCCATGAACCTTCAAACATATATTAATATGTCTGAATGGGTTTTTGATGACACTACTGTATTTACTGCCAGTACAACGGCTTTTTATCTGAATAGCGCAGGTACAGGACAAATACTTGCCGTTAATTACGATATAGCTGATACTCTGGCAATAAGTCTGAACGATGGCACAAACTGGTTAAAACTTCCGCCTAATATGGGTAATGTGGTTTTGGCTCCGGCAAATTATGATAGTATTCATGTTAAATTTCTTGGCGTTTCGGGCGGCGCTGATACTACCGGAATTCCAACAATAGGCTGGACGATTTACGATAGCATTCACTAAATAAGGAATAGTTATAATGAGACGAATATTGTTTATAGTTTTTATGACTTTAATGTTTACTTCTGGTGTTTCAGCACAATCCGGGATCATGCCTGGAACTAGTCTTTATATTCCGGCAACTATTCAAAATATTGTTGGACTTCTGGATTCGCTTGCTGCAAAATTGGATAAATCAACTAATCAGACTGTAAGTGGACAAATTGGCTTTAGCGATACTACTGGATTTGTTGTCATAATTGCATATTCAGGTGATAGAATAGATGTAATTGATAGTGTTTTTGTTGATCCTTATTTAGAAGCTGTATATTTCAAAGTTTCCGGGTATGCCGATATAGATTCACTCTGGGGACTTGATACGCTGTCTACAGCTGTAATTAAAGCATTGATTACATATACTGATGAAATAAAGGCTGCTACTAATAATAGGGTTGTAAACTTTCCTGATACGTTTAGAGTTGATGTAATTGATGCCTTGAATTCAGAAGTTGTTGTTGTGGTTGATTCAATCGTCGCCCCTTATACAACAGCTTCAAGGGTAGCTTATTTTAATGCTAATAATATACTGGTCGCACATGCGAATGTAAGCGATACTGAACTCGGATATCTTGATCTTGCAACTTCCAATATTCAAGCACAGCTTGATTCGAAATTATCGCTTGGGGCTATTGAAGATACTCTTGCTAATAAACATACTCATATAGTAGTTGATAGCATGACATTAAAAGGTCAAACGAAGCCGTTTTTACCCGTCTGGTTCGGAGATTGGGTTTCGTATCCCGATTACGATCCAGCAAATGCAGATAGTGTTGAAATCTCCGCACCGCTTGATTCTATCGATGGGGGATTATTTGCTTCGGTACACGGCAGTCACCCGGACGATACCAGCAGCGTATTGAATACTATTGATATATATGTTCAGAGACAGGTAAAGGAAGGGTATGTCAGCATTGATAGTGTTTCCGGTTATGTCAAGACAGGAAACGCTTCGACGGATACCAATTATGCGAAAATTGAAATATGGCAATATGAACCAAATGGGGGAGTTCTAACATTAAGAGATAGCACAACGATACTCGCAAATACAAGCTGGACACATTTTGCTTTGTCAGATGCTGCGTTGAGCAATATAACAAGATGGGAATTCTTCTGGATAAGGGTGAAACTCGCCTCGCGGGCAGTTACACAATATGCTTGGGTAAGCCGAATGAAAATTTATTGGAAAGAGGGAAGCTGATAATGCGATACTTCGGTAGGCTCAGTATAATAACATTATTGCTTTTGTTTCCGATTGCGACGTGGGGACAAGTTGATACGGTTAAATCGACTATAATAAAAGACGGTACTTTGTGGCATACGAATCAACCCGTATTTGCGACTGCAAGGGATAGTACAGATGCAAATGGTTATGATTCAAACGATATACTTATTGGTTTAAATACGGGTTATATGATTTATCGAGGTTATTTGTGGTTTGATCTATCTGGACTTTCATTAACAGGAAGAACTATCGATAGTGTTGTAGTGAAACTCCACGGTGATGGTGATGACAGTACAGATGATTTTAATATCACAAGCCGTTCCGTATGGTATACAGAAAACCCTTCAGGTGTAGCCGCTTATCCTGAATGGAATGATTTTGATGGTTGGGCTGCTTCGGGGGCTTATGGAGGAACTGCACTGACGAATGATTTCAACTCAGCCGATTTTTCCGATGAAACATATAATGCAATTAAATTTACATCGGCGGGGGTTGATTCGGTTGATGCACACAAAGCAGATACTTTAAAAATAATACTTTTGAGCGCTGAGGATGTTAGTTCCAGTGAACCGGCAAATGCTGAGTATGTAACTTTTGAGGCTGCAGATGTAACGGGCGAAGAACCGAAATTGGTTATATACAGCTCGGCAGCACCGGCAGGAACACCAACCATAAGTCCGCCCACTTTTCAGAAAATAAGAACCGATAAGGTTACGGTTTTGTGGGATACTACTTTAAACGGCGCAACTATTGACAGTTCTGCGGTGTTTATCAGCGATTTGCCAGGAGATACGACAGGGCTTGTGGCTTGGTATCCGATGAATAAAGGTGCTGGCGATTCGAGTTTGCATTCTAACGACGGGACGGTTGATGGTGCAACATTGGTAATGGGTGATACTTTGTTGGGCGGTGGTGCATACAGTTTTGATGGGGATAATGATTATATTGATTTGGGTTTCCAACAAAATGGAACAAAAACGATTTTAGTATGGACTGAAGTAAAATTAGATACAGATATGCATATTATTACAACCATGGACGGTGGAACTAACGAAGGATGGGGTATTTTATACAAGTCAACTGGAAATGTTATAAGAAGTGATTGGAATGGTCAATATGATGTGAATTCATTAGAATCCAGTGGTATTAATTTAAATGAACGGATTAATATTGCTTCTGTATTGGATGGAGCAGATTCAAAATTATATATTAATGGTGTTCTCGAAGATAGTAAAGATTTAGGTTCAGAGGTTGAAAGTTTAAGTAATATAAGAATATCAGGGAGATGGGATGGTGTAAATACAGGGTCGGCTCTGTTGTTCGATGGCACAATAGACGAACCAAAATTTTTCGGCAGAGCATTAACCCAATCAGAAATTTTGGCTTACGTCAATGAGACGAGAAGTGCCCGTCGGTCTGCTGGTACAACGGGATTAACGGTGCAGACGGCGGATACATTGAGCGAAGGCACGAAGTATCAGTTTTCCGTATTCGGATTTAATGCTGATTCTTTAATTGCTTTTTCGGATGGCGTATATATGAAAACGAAGTATATAGTCAATGAATCGCTGGGCAGATTACTATATCGACCCGATGATTATAAGCCGAATGATCCTAAACAATGGAATCAGAAAATGATAAGTTCGGTTAAGATAAGGTAAATTATGGATAAAGAAGTACATGGTTTTTTCAGAGGATGGTTGATTGTAATTCCGATTGCTATTTTGATTGATATAATAATAATTTGCGTATTGTATAGCAAACTCAATGCTCAATGGTATGACAATCCAGTAAAAGAAGCATTTCTGTGGGCTACGGATACGGAGAAATGGTATGTGCCGGGTCCGGTGACGGTGTTCTTTGCGGCTTCGATTTGCGGGTTCACGGCGGATGCGCTGCGCGACATGGAAAACTGGCAGGATCCGCAGCCGAAATTACTTGGCAGACAGGGACAGTGGCACGGCTGGCGGGATGGTTCTAATATCGGGTATGGCTGGACCGCGATGATCCTGGCACGTCAGATAATCGTTGACGATATGAGTTATAAGGAAGCGTTTCTGACACTTGTAAAAATGGGCGGAGTGAGATTTCTTACGAGAGCGTTCTACAAGATCAATAAAGGCGGTCTGGGTGCGTATAACGACCCGCTGTACAATAAACACGCTATAGTGTACCCAAAGGTGTCAATAGACCCCTTGAGCTTCACAGACGGCTATATTTCAACAGGTAAATGGACAACGCCGTTGTTAGACCTGGCGGTATCCGGTTTGTTAATTATAATTAGAGAGGAATAATTCAATGGATGCTTTACTTGGAATTTTCGGAACAGACTCATTTGCTACATTCGTGGCTTATGCGCTTTCGTTATTGTTTGCTGGATCGCTCGCAATATTTCATAAGGGAATAAGGTATTTGCCGATTATATGCCGGGTTCTGAGTGTCGGAACCGTTGCCAGAGACTTTTTCAAGACTCTTGTCAATGCGTATAAGGATAAAACGTGTACACCGGAAGAAGCGAAGCAGATATTGGCAAAGGGTGAAAAATTTCTTAAGGCGGTCATTAATTTTGGAGCGGCGGGTGTACCTGACGAGGTAACACAATAATGAAATTTCCAGACTTTAAAAAACTGTGGAAATACTTCAACTTGTACCGAATCGTAAGTGATATAATTAAGAATCCAGAGAAGTTGAAGCAGAAAAAGGCTTTGCGAAAACTGGCGCTGGCTCTATTTGCGATTCTGGCGACGGTCGGATTCATTGAGCCGGAACTGCTTGAGAAGATCAAGGATTTTGCGTTGCTGTTGATCGAGCAGCTCGGAGTCTGAATAATAGTAAACATAAGAAAGAGGAGTTTGTTATGAAACGCTTTATTTTTGTATTGTTAATAATTGCTCTGTTTATTCCTATTATAGCAGAAGCGCAACTCAAGGACCCTGCTGTTCCGCGTAGCTGGTGGGATGAACTCAAGACATGGATTGTGCAGTTAACCGATTATCAACCAATGATATTTCTTAGAGATTCACTTATAATTTCTCCTGATGTTGTTGATACTTTAGCTGTATGGACATTTCACCGGGCAACTCAAATTCAAGAAGTGGAATTGTCATTAGAATCACTAACAACTTTTGATAGTACAAGAATCTTTATTATGCACTCAACCGGGGCTGATACTATAATATCTATTCCAGCAGATACTTCTGCCGGGTATGGCGCTTCTGGCGGTATAAAACACCTTTTAAATTCTACGGCTGTTAATATCGCTGCGGCTTCATCCTGTACTTTGGTTGTGCAAAGTTTTGTTGGGTCTGATAATACATTTATTGATTTTGCCCTGTCAATATTTTCAAAAACAAGGACATATTAAATGGCTGTTCCGACCGTACAATTTCGTCAGTTAGATATAACTGGCACTGAACCGGCAAACCGTACTACAAGCGGCGCAGTCGTTAGCGCTGCTGTTAATCTTGATCTCGGTGAAGCGAATATTACAAACGGCGTAGCTACTCTTGGACCGTTCTGCGTTATTTATCGGTGTAGTAATTTACAGGGAAATGCCAAAATTGAGAATATGAAGTTTGCACTTACGGCTAACTCTGCCTTAAATGATAATGCTGTGTTTTACTGTGATATTACAAGTACATGGACTCAGAATAAATCGGCTGCGCAAGTCGCTGCAGGTACTCCGGGTCCATGTCCATCTGGGTATCCCAGTACGGCTAATCTAACGAAAATTGACGGCGGCGATATTGACGGACTTGCTCATGCTCATACTTCGCAATATATCTATTTTACAGTGCAGGTTGCAGCTGATGAATTAGTGGGTGAAGATAAAGGCGGTTCGAGTTTGTCGTTTGGCGTGCGCGCTGATTATGCTTAAATTACAAAAAGGTTGTAATATATGAAGAATTGGCAGAAAATGCTTGGAATATTAATGTGGATCACTATTGCCAGTGTAGCTGTTGGTTCATTAGGTATTAATGGAAATAGTTCTGAATACGAAAAAGAATCGGGCTATTTTTTTTGGGCTTTATCAGCAGATAGTATTGAAGTTGTTTCTACTGTTCAAGGTTATCAATCTAATGATGTTACTTATAATACAGCACGCGATAAAACCACCGCGGATCAAGCTACAAATTCTCTTGGTCAAAGTGATGGTGAATACGTTAGTAGGTTTTTTGGTTATTGGGATTTAACAGGTTATACATCAGATACTATGACGATTGATTCAACTGCTGTTCTTTATAATATTCAAACTGATCTTTCCGACACAGACTTTGATTTTGCCGTATATTCTGCTTATAGTGGAATAACTTTTGAAACAACAGATTTTCCAAAGTTTAGCGGTCGTGGAACAGGTGGCGCTGCACATACTCCGTTAATTTATACGGAAACACATAATACAGCCGGTAGAGCTACTTCTAAATGGTATCGGCTTGCCGATGTAAATGCGTTAAAAGATAGTGTAACTGCAACACTTGGCAGTAACCTTCAATTTGTTTTTCTTAGCAGCCGGGATATATCGGCTACTGCACCGACACAAAATGAAATAATAGATATTTATAACAATGGAACTCCAAAGCTTAAAATTTATTACACACCAACAGCGCCTGTAATTCCGACAAGTCTTTCAGCGACAGATAGTACATTTCGGGATTCGGTTGTCGTTACATGGACAAAGGGCACGAATTGTACAGGTTATATAATTGATACGTGTGCATTGTCTGGGGGGGTTTACGGACAGCTTGATTCTGTTGGTGATGTTACTGCTTATATTCATTCTTCTTTAAATCCTGGTGTTAATTGGTGGTATAGATTAGTTGGTGTAAAAGAAGTCGGCAGTACTAATTATTATACAGATACTACAGCAGCAGAAGAAGGTTCAACTGATCCATCCGCTTATTTTATAGCATCTATTTTAGATTCTACTCATAATACCGTAATAGTTTCGATTGATACAGCACTTCTCGGTGAAGCTGAATGGGATAGTTTTAAAATCTTTAGTAGTATAGATAGTTCAACTCAATATTGGAGTTATACTCTCGATACGTCAATTACTATCGATACATTGAGTTCATTAACTGATTATAGTTTTTTAATGAAAGGTTATAATGCCGATACTGTTCGGACTCTTTCGAATGTTGTAACTGTTACCACTGATTCTCTCCCAAAACCTTATGAATTTGTGCTTGACGATCTGGATACAAATAAAGTGATGCTATCTTTGATCGATACTTCGGGTTCACTTGATTTAACTCTTATTTTTATTGATACTTTTGGGATTCTATCTAATGATACTTTAGAATTTAACGGCACAAATCCCGATACTTTACGCGATACCCTCTCTGCCGGGGGATTACCGGATTCATTAGTTGCTATTGAAGTTATATTACTTAATGCCAGTGGTGATACAACTGTTACCGCTAATGATACGACTTTGCAATTTTATCTTATGGCTGCTCCTGTCCCTGCTGTGACTGCTATCGATACGTCCGATACATTAATTCAAATTATGTTTTCAACAACTGATATTAATCCCGATAGCGGCGTTTATTATCAGTTATTAGATAGCACGCTTTCTATTTTTATTTCTCCGGACGGCGACACTGTTGGAATTGATACGTCGTGGTTCGTAAAAGCAACCTGGGATACAGTTGATTATCATCCGCTTAGTCCTAATACACTACATGAACTTTATGTGAATTCCCGTAATTCCGATGACGTTGAAACTGGATTTTTATATTATGATTCTCTCTGGACATGGGCGCAAACTGTTAATGTAGATACCAGTATTGCCGATGCTGTTGATTCAGTAACAATTAAAATAGGATTGTCACCGCGAGATAACCCTTCTTATACCTTTTATGCTCTTGAAGATTCTATAACTGGTTTTGCCTATGATCTTGATAATATGACATTTGGAACTGGTGTTGTTTCTATCGATTCTACCTGGCAATGGTATACCTATGATGAATGGGGAGATTCAACCGGAGTTGATATTACTGTCGCTGAAAATACTCGGTATGTTTTACGGTTTTATTCAAAAGACGGAAATATAAGAGAATAAGTAATAGGAAATATTATGCCCAGACGTGGACCCGGAGTATCTTATGACGTAACTACTCCCGAAGGAACTCTTGATACAGAGTTTTATTCTGTCTGTGATGTTATTAAATGGTTTGCTACAACTGCAGAAGTACGTCAAATGTTCGGACCCGAGGAACTCGTGCTTAATGCTTCTAATGAGCAACAAATATTATCTGGCGCAGAAGAAAATTCTCTGAGGTTTACTAATCTTGAAGTTGATAGCGAAGCAGTAAAAAAGATCACTGAATCTGCTCCGCCTGATACATTGACAATTACAGATTATACGGCTCAATCATTGACTCATTCAAGACTTGTTAATGGCAAAATCAGAATCTTTGACTCTGTTAGCGAAAGCACACTGCTTGAAAACGGCGTTGATTATGAAGTAGATTATTATAAAGGAACAGTAACTCTCACTGAACCGGATTTTACAGCCGGAGATGCTTCTGCCGGAGCCGCGGTCTTGCCTACATTTGATACTGAGTTTTATTGTGAAGTTGATGTACAAATAATTGTTATTGTTCACTATAAATATTATGCTCTTTTCGTTAGAGGAACTGATTATACTATTAACTATACATTGGGACGGATAGCTCGGAAGTTTGGCGGTTCTATTGAATCCGGTGAATTGGTTTATATTGATTATAAAATAACCCAATTAGCCGATAATGCCTTGATTGAGCTTATTATCGACATGACACATGAATGGATATTAGCTCAAATTGGTACAGCTTATAAAGATTCTACTGCTAAAAAACTTCGTTATGCTGAAATTAACCTTTCTGTATCTAATATAGCACGTTCGATTGTTTCAAAAGTTATAAATGAAGGACTTGCCGGATCGCCAAATGTTCATAGTATTACCAGGAATTTAAAACGGATTGAAGAATCTTTCAGAGACTTGGGAATGCAGTTTTTACAATCTTATTTATCTTATGGCATTACTTATGCCGGGAAAGTCAAACAAAATGCCGTATTCGATTAGAGAAGCCTTTAAAAATATTGGAGTTAATCCGGTTAAAAAAGTTAATGATGAAATTTATATTTCTGAATTACTTAAATCCATGCGGCTTTATCTTGCGATTTCCCGGTTTGATAAAGCAGAAGAAATAAGGGAGAAAATATTGGTTGTTTGTGGTGAAAATAGTATGGAAATTCCACAGGAATGTAGAGTAATAAAATGAGTACAAGCAATATATTAGGCGTTAAAATTAATGATGGTAAAGATGATACGAATGTCTATTTGAATAAAAGAAAAAAACCGCCAGTAACTAAAATAGAACATTTGAGTTTAAGACAAAAATATTTTGCTGAATTGCTTGCCGATCCTCAGAAATATAAACTTACAAATACAGAATTTGCTGAAATGCTCGGAGTGTCCCAGAATACTATTACTGCCTGGCGCCGACTTGAGCCTCTTCAATTACTTGCTTTGAAATTGTATAAGAAATATCATCATATTAAACATGCAAGATATATCCATGAAGCTGTCGCTAAACGTGCGCAAGAAAAAGGTGGGGCTGCCGATGCCCGTTTGTATCTTGAACATTTGGCGCGGACTTTAGGTGAAGATATAGGACGTTCTGGTGGCAATGGCAATACTTTTAATGTTGATAAAATGATATTGGTTGTTCGAGAAGAAAGCAAAAAGAATAATGGTCAAAGAAAATGAAATAACAGAAATAACAGAGTCTAAAATTGCGATGGAGTTTCTTACCTGTTCTCGCGATCCATGGCACTTTATTTCTAATTATGTTTATACTTTGCATAAAACTATGGGGACTCAACCATTTCCAAAATTTGAATATCTTAAGAATCTTGTAAATGATTTTAGTTCCGATAGACTTATTCTTATTCTCAAATCCCGGCAAATGTTGGCTACCTGGACCGCTGTTGCTTATGCTATATGGGAAGCAATTTTTAAACCCGGGGATATACTTTTTATTTCTAAACGCGAAACCGAAGCTATTGAACTTATATCGCGGGCAAAATTCATTTATAGAAATCTTCCTTTCTGGTTACAACCTAAAATGACGTGCGATAATAGAAAGGAAATTAACTTCGGTAAAATTGATTCCCGGATTTTTAGTGTTCCTAATAGTCCTGATGCGGTCCGGACCTACTCTCCACGAAAAATATATTGGGATGAAATGCCTCATACTGCATTTGATGTTGAAATATGGGAAAGTATTGCTCCTGTAATTGATAAAGACGGCGCTTTTGTCGGGATCGGTACTCCTAACGATCCTTTTACTGTACATGCAGTTTTATGGGGGGATAATGCAAATGATATGAGGAAAATTAAAATTCATTGGACGCAACACCCTGAAAAAAATTTAGAGTGGCAAAAAGAGCAGAAAAAACTTTATTCAGATGAAGCCTGGCAAAGAGAACAGGAACTTGATATTTCAAGCAGAACTGAATTGATATATACAAATTTCTCCTCTGAAAATGTTAAATCTGATATTGGTGATTATAAAGCTTTTCGCCTTTTCCGCGCTCTTGATTTCGGATACCATACTCCTGTTTGTTTATGGGGATATATAACTCCTGAACTTCATTTGCATATATTCCATGAGTGGTATGGTGAAGATAATACAGTAGAAGAACTGGCACTTGCAATTAAAGATGTTGATGAATCCCTCGGAATTAATGAAAGTATAATTGAAATGAGCTATGGAGATCCTCAAGGTGAAGCAGTTACCGATGAAGGTATAAGCGCTATTGATAAAATCAAAAGAGTTATTCCTGATTTCAAGTTTTCTTCTCGCAAATCCAATATTATGCCCGGTATCGATATGGTAAGGACGAAAGTAAAAGATGCCAGGGGTAGACGCGCTTTTACTGTATATGGAGAAATAGATGTCCGAGGTAATATTTTTAAAGGTTGTAAAAGATTAATTCGTGATGTTCAAAGGTATCGGAAATCCAAAAACTCTGAAATGCCAATAAAAGATGGTATTTGTGATCATGGCAATGATGCTTTACGATATTTAATTATTGGGATATTCGGGCTTTCTGATGAAATTAATCCCTATAGTGTATTGAGTCCAAAAGTTGTAGGATTAATAAGGGCAAGTTAATGAAATTTAATTGGTTTAAAAAGAAAAAGAATAAAGGAACTGTAAATAATAATAGTTCTGTTCAGCTTATGACTTCGGAAAAACCTTCAAAAGATCGGTATATAGAACGTTCTATATCTGACCTCGATACTTTTTATCGAGATTTAGTAAAAGAAATTGCTATTCTCGGCGCTTGCGTGAAGAAATGGAAAACATTGTGCTCAACGCCTTCCCGATATGTATTTGAGGGTAAAGATAACGAAATAGCAAAAGCTGAGGAGGTTGTTGCTACACTTGATGACCATCTTTATTCTGATCAGGGAACTCGCGAAGGCGGAATTCAAATAGTGACTAATTCATTTTTTACCGAACTCTTTACAGTAGGTCGATTTGCATTTGAAATTATTCCTACTAAAACTGGTGATGGGGTTGACCGGATTCATCAATATAATACTTATGAAGAAATTCTTTGGGTAGAAGATCTGAAACGCGGAACAAAATATCCCTGGATTCAAAAGTTTCCGCTTGAGAATGAATATCGTCGACCTTCTCCTTTCTTTTATTATAATGCGCTTAATAAATCATTCCGGGACCCTGCAGGACACAGCCTGCTTTATTCTATTGAATGGATCGCTCGTATTGAAGAACAGTTGCTCCTTGATATGGCTTGCGCTTCTCATAATGTCGGATATCCGCGTGCGCACATGAAAATTAAACCGCCTGAACCTTTCTCTGGTGAATCCAGAAATGATTATATAAAACGTATGGACAATTATTTTGACAATACCGTAAATAACTTTAAAAAGATTGAAATTGATGATAATATTTTTACATGGGATTCTATAAATATAGAAATTGTTGGTGCTAAGACCGCCAAAACCGGGTATCCCTGGCGTGAAAATGTAGAAGTAACCGCAGAAGAAATTCTATCTGCTTATGGATTATATCCTTGGGTACTTGGACTTTCTCATGGCGCTACAAAAAATTGGGTTGAAGTTCAATATAATACACTTCTTACCGATATTGCTAATTTACAAACAGAAGCTTCTGCAATCGCTGAATTTATTGTAAATCTTGAGCTTAAGCTCAAAGGAATTAATGTAATTGCTAAATATATATTTGAAGAAAATGAAAACCCTAATATTGATAAAAGAAGGGATGCTGAAGCTACTCATTTCGGAACAGTTCATAATAAATTTCTTACCGGATATATAGATAAAAATACCGCGGCGCAAGAATTGGGATATAATAAACCTTTTAATAATGATAGAATAGAATTGAATAAAAAGGAAAAGAGCAATGGGAAAGATAACGGAAAAGTTGAAGAAGAAGAAATTTTCGGGCAGAAAAAAATTGAAACTTATTAAAATAAATTGCCCTCGTTGTTCAGGATATTCCGATAAGAAAACTATTAATTGGGTTACTAAACGAAAGGGTTTGTGTCCTCATTGTGGCTATGTATTGGATTATGAAAGATTGAAAGGAATTATTCATGGAGAAGTATAGTAATTATAACTTGTTAGGCTCTATCGGAAAGTCCAATCTCTCAAAAGAAGAAGTTGATACTGATATTGCTTTTATTAACAAAAACTTTGATCTTCCTACTGAACTTTCTGCTGATGATGTTTATATTCGTGAATGCTGGCTTACTGGTAATGCCATTAATTGTTATTTCGGACGGTTCCGGGATAAAGATTTAAAGATTTTATTAGAGTTGGTAAACGGTGCTCCTCTTATGGATAGTCATAAGAAAGGGGGATATTTAGGACTTGGACAAATTGAATTACCTCTCGGTAAATTTTTTGGTGGTTCTGTTAGATCCAGAATGACAAAACTTTTCGATGGTACTGAAAAAAAAGTTAAATATATTGTACCGAAGTTTTATTGGATGCGAAATGTTTCTGTTGCAAATGATCTTAAAACAAATATTGATGGTGGAATCTGGAATCAGGCAAGTATAAGTTGGACCGCTGAAAAAGTTACCTGCTCGGTTTGTGGTAAAGATATTCGTTTATGTAATCATGTTCCCGGGGAAAAAGATTCAAAAGGTGAAACTATTTTTTATTATTATGATAATATTCTCGGAGTAAGTGAAGGTTCAATCGTTTATGCCGGTGGACATCCCGGAACCGGGTTTGGATTGGCTTATAACTCTGAGAATCCTATAAAGAAACGGATTATTACTCTTAAATATAACGATAAGATTATTAAATATGGAATGCCGGTTAAATGATAGAAATGGAAATACTTAAGGATTTTTTGTTAATTACAGTATCCTCTGCGACTTTGTTAACAATCTTTACAACATTTTTATGGAAATTGGTATTTAAAGAGAAAGTAAAGGAAATTACTGAAAAAGTGCAGGATGATTTAGATACTATAGTTGCTGGAATTGAAGTTACTGAATCAAAAAGAGAAAAAGAACGGGACGAAAAGGATGAGAAAATGATAAATGATTTAAGAGATTTCACATCACGGAAAATTGCAAATAATAATGTATTAATTAGCAAAGATTATTTTCCGTTTAAAGATGGTGTCATTATGCAAACAGAATTTACAGGAGTTAAAAAAACTTTGGCTCAAATAGAAAATAAGATAGATAAAATATTTGGAATATTAAGTAAAAATAAAGATAAAAATGCAAAAAGTTAAAAGTATAATTCTCCATAGCTCTGATTCTCCTTTCGGTAATGCTTTAATGATTGATAAATGGCATAGGGAACGCTGGAATACTGGAATCGGATATTCTCTTGTAATTCCTAACGGATATCCGACAAAGAAAAATATTGAAGAATTAAATTATATTCCTTTTCTTGACGGTTCAGTTGAGGTTGGACGTGTTAATGATTTTAATGAATGGATTGAACAAAATGAAGTTGGCGCTCATGCCCTGGGGTATAATCAAGATTCTCTTGGAATTTGTTTTATTCTCAAAAAAGGTGTACGTGAATTAACCAAAAAACAGCTAAGATCAGGAATTGAAGCAGTACAAACATTATTGATAAAAAATAGACTTGAACCCACTTCTGTTCTCGGACATTATGAAATTAATCCAAAAAAAACTTGCCCGGATTTCGATGTTGAAAAGTTTAGACAGATGTTGATCTTAGAAAGAGAAATGCTGGCTAATACTTTTTACTAACATTCAAGGTATGTCTGAAATTTCCTAATAGCACTTTCATTCATTCTCAAAATTTGTTTATAGAAAGATAGAAATATTCTTATGTATTCTTCTGTCGGCTTTTTGGGAGCGGGGAAAATCTTGAGTACAATGTTTCGAGCAAAAATATAACGAGAACAATGTGTAAGCTCATTGGCTTCTAATAATGCTCTAAGTTCTTCTTTTGACTTCATCTTATTCTCCTCATTAAATTACTACGTGATACAATGACATATTCGCCACTGTCAAGTTTGACCTCGATTTGATTTGATTCGTTTCCAACTATCACAATCGTACCAGTCCGCCAGTGCCGTTTGATGTCATTATTGCCGTAGTGCAACATCACCCGCACACCTGGTTTTGGATTAACTATCATTTCGGATATTCCCTCACTCGTAAACCAGCATCCCAATAATCCATATTTGCACCGTTCGGATCATGCCTGTACACGCCATTTTCCTTCGCCCAGACTGTGCCAAGCTGTTTAACGAATTTCGGTACTCCCGCTTCAACGCATTGATCCCGCACAGACCGTACCCAATCTGGATGTATTGGACGCGCTCCCGGACCCGATTCTCCGCCGACTATTACCCAGTTTATATTTTTTGCAATGTGTGACTCAATATCAATCCTCTCAAGCAATGGTTCCATACTCACAAACCGCACGGCTGCCGGAATTTGTGATAATACCGCAATCCGCTCGTCTGCTGTTTTCTGATCTTCACCCGACACGCCGAGCCGGAGATTTTTTGGTAATTTTTCATCTTTCATTTTTTTAGCAATCGCTAATCCGAATGCGCTTGATCCTGTAGTTGTTTCAGCGGAATCACAAACATAACGCTTACTATCAATAACTTCGTCGAAATACTTTTTAGCTCTTTTAATTCGTTTTGTTAAAATTTGAAATATGTGATCTTGAAATAGATATATAACCGCCATTACATTATCAATAAACCAAAATGGCACATCCTCATGGAAAAAATCACTCATGCTGCACACGAACACCATTCTCGGCTTTTTCCAATGCAGTGGTTCCTGGAGTCGCTCAGAATGTAACGTAACCCGAAACGGATCGTCTTTCGGATATCCGAATCGTCCCGCTAATCGCTTCGCCATCCGCTCGGCATAACAATTTCGGCAGCCTTCCGAAACTTTCGTACAGCCGGTTACAGGATTCCAGGACTCATCAGTCCACTCGATTTTTGTCTTTGCCATTATGCTATCTCCTATTTGCGCTTAATATATTTTTCAATCACTTCTTTCTGATCTCCGCCAATTTGCTGATTATATAAACCCTTATAAAATGCATGGAATCCCTTCATGTATTTAATTATTTCAGGGTCGCTAACTTTATCAAGATTGCAACACCATATTCCTTCTTTCCACTTCCAGTTAAAAGGGATTTTTTTACCCGTATACGTTCGCAAATTTGGCTTATGAAATAGACGATCAATATACAAATAAACGTATACAGGAGTAGCTAACAGCATTAATAATAAGACGTAAAGAATTATAATCACTCCATTCATCACACTATCTCCTTTGTGCCGCTATTTCAGTATTCCGCCAATCTCACTTTTATCTCCTGTTTTCTCTCGCTTCCTTAAGAATTCTCTTATAATATCCCTTTGACATAGGTTCAACAACTTCAAATTCCTGCGTGCGCCTTGAAGGATTATAAGGTTTCAACATTGATTCTACTGTGTTATGTCTTTTAATATTATGTTTCTTAATCCACTGACCTAAAACACCGGGATGGCACCCTATTATTTCAGCAATTTCCTTAATGTACATTCCACGTTTTAGAAGTTTTTCAATTAACTCTATTCCAAATAAATCAATTTTACCGCCTTTTTTTTCCGACATTATTTTAGTTTCCCAGCTTTCTTTTATTCCTACTGCATACTTTCTCTAATATATTTTGGAATTAACTTTAAATTTTCAAATATCAACTTTTTAATCTGTTCATCTACTAACCAAATATCACAGTAATCTTTTTTGTTTCTTACTCCTCTATACATACTTTGAATTAAATTTTGAATCGCTATTGACCGGTACCATAATTTACCAATAGAACCGGATCCGTATAACCTCTGACTAACTCTTTTATCTGCAAGGGATTCATAAGGACATTTACTGACTATCAGGAACCGCGCCTGCTCATTATCTAATGATATTCCTCTCTCCATTGACGGACTAACCATAATTAGCGGCTTAGAGCTTTCTTTAAATATACTTAATTTTATTTGCCGATCTTCTGCATCATGAGTAATTAAACGTTTAAATATTCCATCAACTTTATTCTTTTTAATCAATTCTAATATTCTATTTCTTAATTTATAAGATGTGCAATGAATTATTCCTTTGCTTGTTGGATATTTTAGTATTATCCATTGAATTTTATCAATCACATTTCCTACATCTCTATCAAAAGTTTTATAACTTAGATCACCTGCAGGCTCGATGTAAATTGGTCTGTTTTTAGCTGGAAATGTACTTGGCAATTTTAAGTAATCTATATCATCAAGAGAAATTCCGAGAAGATAAGCATGTACTTTCATCGGTGGGAATATAGCGCTCATCATAACAATTTTACCCGGGCAATGTTTAAAGAAATATTCTTCTGCTATTTCTGGTGTAATCCAAAGGGGTGAAAAATTCCAGCGTTGACCATACTTTGTTTTCTCAACTTTAAATATCCAGGATTCATCGACATGCTCAATAAATAGATTTAATTTGTATATTAAAGTTTCAAAACGCTTACGATCCCGGGTAAGCGCTTCATGGTATTCTGAATAAACATTGCTTTCTAATGACTTAATTTTACGATCTAATTCTCTAAATTCTTTTTTGGCGCAATATAAAGCCTTCTGCGCCCACTTTCGCCAAACAGGTAGTGAATAGTCACTTGCTGTTGTTTTGTACTGTGGCGCCTCAAGCCCGAGCCTTTTAATGTCTTTTTCAGAGATATTCAATGAAATGAAACTGGATAGAAGATGATCGAGCAAATCGGCTTCATCAAGGACAATGAATTTGCAACCTGAAAATGCACCTATAAAATTTGTTTCAGTAATGAAGTAAGCATAATTCAATATGCGAAGGGGGTGATTTTTAACTATTTCTTTTTGAAGCCTGTATTCGCAGGTGGGAACACATTTATCCTTAGGGCAATTATCGGCTTGACGGGAATTGTCTATTCCGCAAGTGTAGTTAGATCGTCCTTTGAGTAATTCGGCTTCTGGAAAATCTTCAATAATTTGTTCCTGCAAAACCTTAGAATGAACAATATATGTCATATCATCGTAAAGTTTACCTGCGATCATGCCAATTAATGATTTGCCGGACCCCGGGGGCGACTCAAGAACAACTATTTTTTTCTCTGAATTTACGATGAAATCTATTGCCTGCTCTTGATATTCGCGGAACTCTCGATTTTTAAAATTGAAATAAGAATTTTTAGCAGTGTAAATGTCTTTAGAAGTGAACAATTAACCTCTCCTTTTATTTAAGTAAATATTAGCGCAGGCAATACAACGAATGTCAAATTTGCGTTTTACTTTGGGATCAAAGTTTCGGTAAATAAATCCCTTTTTAAACCAGACTTTTTCACCACAATCAACACAGTCTCCGGGATACATATTTACTCCTAAAGGTCGCGCTTTTTCAAGTTCAAGATCACTGAATATTTTAATCATTTTCTCCTCAACATATTGTCATATTGTACTATTGTATACAGTATATTGTATTATTGTATTAGTGTATAATGTAATATTGTAATGCAGTATAATGTATTATTGTAGCATTGTAATTGTATACAGTAAATTTTCTTGTATACGTATATATTATATATATTATAGTATAGTATTAGTATATGTATTATTATGTATAGGGACATTTTATTTAATCGCTTCTGAAATAGAAAAGCAGAGATCGTTAATTTTGTCAACCAATTCGCTTTTGTTTGGCAGAGTTGATTTTATAACATCGTCTTGTAAATCTTCTGCCTCTCGTTTTAATTCATTGAGCCTCTGCGCTTTTCTGACTTTGTTTAATAATTTTAATTTGGTGTCAAGATCGGTAAATATTTGCCCGGTGTTTTCTTCAATAATTTTGAGTATGGTTTTACAGCCAACAATGGTTATTATCCGGTAAAGAGTACTGTGGTTCATGCTTTTACCAGTTTTAGAATCACGCAGCCATCCTTCCGGCATAGCCTGACGAACTTCGCTGATAATGTCAAGCATGTAAGGCATTACTCGAAACTGTATTGTTTCACTATGTCCCTTTTTGTCTTTTGCCGGAATTCCATGCAATGCGTAATCAATGATTTCTTTTTCAAAGTCTTGCCATGACTTTAATATAACTTTATCTTGACCTTTGATTTTTACCATTGGATACCTCAAGTTTTAATTTTATTTGGTTGTAACATACTGTGTGAATTGAAACAAAACCGCGAGAGTTGTTTTTATATTTACAGATATATCCGAAACCAGGGTGAATTTTTAGACTACAAATAGCACAAAAATGAATTTTAGAATTCCTGCGAATGATCGTAGGCAGCCTATTATTTATTTTATTAACTTTTGGCATTTTTGAAGTATTTTTCGGGATAATAATATTTAAGTTCATTATTACTAACTACTAAGATATTAATGCCATCTTTCTGAAACTTTGTAACAGTAGGACAATGACGGACTCGGTCAGTATCAAGAGTGAAAATTTTTCGGTTGGTATAAATTTCTAATCTCATAATTAAACCTTTCTCATTTGAATATATGCGTAAGTTAAATGATCTAATATCCAGCGTTCTAATACCGGGCGTTTGTGATTAATAAAAACATGAACGTCATATTTAACCCTGACGGACTTTAAGAAACCCCGGATTGCTTCTGGACTAATCCGAGTCCAGTCCGGTAAATTAAATAATTCATTTTCTTTTACTTCAATTACTAAAGCTTTAAAATAAAAAGAGCTTAATGATTCTAATTTCCTTTCTGTATTTTTCCTGTCTTTGCCGACATAGCTTAATAAATCGCTTAATTGCTTACGCTCTATTGTTACCTTATTTTCCATTCCCCTGATACTGTAATCTCCATGCTTCAAACTGGTATGAATTATCTTTAACTTTCTATTGCCGTTGCCTTGAAAAAGAGGATTACGTTCACGGGTGTCAATTATTAACTTGAACCCGGGCGGAATAGGCGTTGGCTTGTAACCTACAATTTCTTTATGAAGCTTTTTTATTTCTAACATATGCTTTTCTTCTTTCTCTAAGCTGTTCTGCTTCTTTGCGACATTTTTCTTCATCAACACAATCATCGCAGATCTCAGCATGGTATTCATCAAATGAAGCATATTCACCACAACATTCACACAATCGGTCTGTATCACGACCGGTACGCCCGTCTATGGCTTCCTGGCGAGCTTCTTCACGGATGCTTTCGATATCTGACATTATTTAATCTCCTGTTTATAACCGCAATTTACGCAAGTCAAGAATTTAAGATCATTTTTAGATTCAATAATTTTTTCAATTTTATCCAAATGGACTACTTTTTTGAATTTAATTGTTCCTTCTGTAATCCAATAAAATGTACGCCTGAATCCCGTTATCTTGATATCAGCATACCATCGATTATCATTACATTTTGGACATTTAACAACCATGATTATTCCTTATTGAGTTCGGCAATCTGTGCTTTTGCAACATCTACTGCAAGCACTGTGCGCTCTTTTAATGTATAATCATTGTATTTGGGATTTGAAAATATCGCAGCCATTGCAACTTTCGTGAAATCCTCAAGTTTTGTAAGTCCCCATTCATTTAGATGAAGTCCGTTTTCAGTAGTTTCATAGCATACTGGAAAAGCCGGATCATCTGGATTGATTTTCATAATGTTCTCCTATTTTGTCATACTTTTAATATATTCTTTTTCAATATTTTCGAGCTTTTTAGAATTTTCCCAACGTTCTTTTATTAGTAATTTAGATATTGTATCAGATATGAGTTGTTCAAGAACTTCTGGATCAAGTGCATCCAATTCCCATGAATTTTCTCCATAAATATCAACATAACCAATATATCTTGTATCATCCATTTTTGCAGGGTTCGGCGGTGGATTGTATTTTTCAATCTGTTCCATATTTAATGCGATTCTGTTTACTTCTATGCCTTGAAAGGCAAACATTTCAAGCCTTTCTTTAATATCTCTCGACATATCAATTCCACTTGGATCATGGTCTCCTAAATGAATTACAATAGGTGATTGACCTTTTCGGATATATTTTGATAATCTCAAAGCAGCATTCCACATTTCAGATTGAGATACATATCCCCTGCAAGAGAAGTAGGGCGTATCAAAAACTTCAAAACCATGTACTATTTCACAATGAGCAGGTTCTTCACCAAAATCCACATTTCCTCTATATCCCTTCGCCTCAATCAGATCGAGCATCTGTTTAAGTGAAGGAATCGGGATAAGGGTTTCTAATTTTACAAAAGTACTACATTCGTTGTAAATGCTTATATTATTCTCTTCATTTGTACTTGAAATTTGCGCAGCTAAATCATTAACAAAAACCTTCTCAATAAAAATTATATCACCTTTTCTTGCAAATATTTCTACTGGTGTGATTTTAATATCTTCTTGGGTCATTGCGTATTGTCCACGTTTCCACACCCAATTCTTAGTAATATCCGTACCCACTAACGACATTGCTATTTGACGGTCAAGTTGTGAGTCTGTCATTCTTGCCCTTTCATACGTTTTATTTTAAAATAATAATGACCACCTCGTACTGATTTTTGCCAATAGAATAGCCAAAACATAGGAGTATTTCTTAGTGAGACGATTATGTCCTCATTGCCACTCCAACCTGCTGTATGCAACTCTAAACGTAATACTCGTTTACCCGATAATTTATAATAGTTCTCTGAATACCGCCATTCCTGTTCTATAAAATCAAGCAGAGCGAGAACGCTATCCCACTTTAAAATATCCCATTGTTTAATTTTATTTAATGTATTTTCAGAAGGATAATAGGGTTCATTCATTTCTCTTTTACCTCATTATCTATCTCCGGCTTAATGAAATGCCCAGAGAGGATTTTTTTGATTGCTTTGGTATCAAAATCGTGTGCTTTTTCACCAGTACCAATGTTTTTTACTATGCAAGATGAAAACTCGTGGCATATTTCTATTTCTCGTGCTATTTTATTAAGATCAAGTGCATCAATATCAGGTATAGTTTTCTGCCGTTGTTTGAACAGGTCGAGAAATCTTTCCAGTGTTTTAATCTCATCCCCGATTGCATGACATACGTCATCGCTATATTTATGGTAGTCTTTCTCTAACCAGAATTTGTAAGACTCCTCGCATTTTGCAATCCGTTTCTCAGCTTCTTCAATTAAATCTTTCATTCCGCCTCCATTGCGGGATGCCCGCCCCTCAACGGACATCCCGCTATTTTACGATGTATGTGTTTAGTGGCACGGGCAGGATTCGAACCTGCACACTAAACATTTGCTCGATATTTAATAAGCGTAATGTCAATTACGTCGAGTGGGTCAGTGTTTAATGCACCCTTGTACTGCGTCTACCAAAATTCCGCCACCGTGCCGTTCTGCAGGACACCCAGATACATTCACTTTGAACGTACCCACATTTTACGCTCGCCCGGATGCCCTGCATTGTTTTCCCACCTACCAAATGAGAAGAATTGTTACCGGGTCCTGCGCCGTGAACCAGTACTCGTGTTACCCGTGGTTTTTCTTTGACTCGATGAAGTACTCCTTGCTGGTTGTGAATTAATAATCTCCATGTGGTCAATTTGTCCGTAAGTACGGTCGTTGTGCTTGCGAACTGATGTAATACATTTTACTGCACATCCCGGAAGTTTTAACTGTATCTGCTCAACAACTTCATCTGAAAATACAGTAAAATTGTTGTCAGGATATTTGTCATTAATAGTTGTCTCAATATCACTGGCAACACCGGCGCATGTGAGAATATTACAGACACGTTCCTCAATATTTTCCCATTCTAAAGGAAACGACATTCTGATTTCTGCGCCGTTTTCGTCTTCGGCGGGATCGTCAATAACTTCAAGCTGACAAACAAAACGCTCTTGACTATCATCGTTTACTTCTATACCGAGCGGTTCTTCGAGGAACATCATTATATGTTCCCCGGGTGTGGGAATTTTAAAACTCCCACCAAAATCAACGCTTGTTTCTCCTTTAATCATTACCATAGTGCTTTCTCCTTGTTGGTTGAAATATTATTGGTTAATTAATTTCTGCCTATTGCAAGTTCTTCCTTTTGATAGATTTCTATACCGGGAATGTTTCTTTCTCCATTTGCAATAGCATGTTTAATGAGACCGTGATTTGCAGAAAGAAATTTGCGTGGAATTATTTCATGATCTGTAATTTCATAAGTCCACTTTTTACGAACCGTACTCGAAACTTCTTTAAAATTCTGCGTCTTTGCCCTGTGTAAACTCTTAATGTTATTTTCACTCCTTTCTCTTTGTTCTGCTATGTCTGTCTGAAATTTCTCTGTATTTGTACCAACTTTGCTTAAATTACGTAGTCTTTGAAGATCCCGCGCCTCTTGCTCCCGAACTAACCTCTCAGCTTCTAATTTTCTCTTTTCACATTCGCGCTCATAACCGAGAACTTTTTTTCTCATGGTATTGTTAATCTCATCAATCGCACTGATATAAGGTTTGACAAATCCATTGACCTCTCTGATGAAGTTCTGGGAATTGACAATGGTGCCCTTGCGCCTTGCTTCAAGCTCTCGCTTAAGAGTGCTGATTTCTTGTAATCTTAATAATACTGCCTCTTTCCCGGGATCATCAACTATTATCAATCCCTCAACATTTCCCCTGAACTCGCCAAGAATGTCATTTAGAATCTTGGCTGCTGAATCAAAATCTTGTATTGTAAGTTTCAATTCCTGGATTTTAGTAATTGCTTCCATTTGTGTATCTCCTTTTTAGTTAGGTTGTGCTTCTAATATTGCCCTGTAAGCATTATAAAGATTTGGGTCCCTTGCTTTTAAAGATTGTTCAGTAGAAAAAGTTTTAATGAAATTGTCATCAGATAAAAACCTTAATAAAGCTCTACGTTCCTCGTTTGTTAAAATAACCTTGTAAACTATCATAATTTGATTTTCCTCTTTTTATAGGTTATTAATCAAGTACTTAAAATCTAAGTCAAGATCGAAAGCGTTACCCCGCATTTTAGTACCTACATATTTGCACCAAAAACTCCCGTCACCTTCAAATGAGACTAAAGGCGGGTATGTCACAACTTCATCTTCAATGACAGTATCGGCTTTGCCAATGAGATCACAAAATGCGTCAATGATCTTTGCGAATGCCCGACCACTTAAAGCCGGACCTGCCTTTAGTGCTCTTTTGTAAGTCGGATTATTATCAAGCAGAGTTAGAACTATTACATTAATATCATGGAATGTAAGCTTTGCAAGTGCCCGGAATAGACGTTCCATTTGCTTCGCTAAAATGCCATAGCTTTCTTCTGACATCTTGCTCTGTAATGAATGAACTTTAACAGTATCAACTTTTCCATTTTTGCCTTTTTTACTTTCAAAATGCTCATCCATGATTTCAAAGCTCAAATCAGTTTCCATAAAGTAACTGACACCATCAAAACATAGGCTTTTGTACTTTCCTATTAAATTGTCCTTAGCATTAAGTATGAACTGGATCAGATCATCATAACTTTCAGGAAAAAAGAAATCAATATCTTTAGGGTCTCGCCCACTGGCTTCTAACCATTTTTGAGGATTGCGCGGTTCTAAGCTGATATAAGCGACACGACCGGGCAGGCTTTGAATGGCGCTGGTGCTCTTGCCTACACCGCCGTATGAATATATAAGCCAGAAATTACTGCTCTTGGGTAAATCATTTGCCTTAACTAATCTCATTGTGTAGTCTCCTGTTCTTTTATTCTAAACATATCTTCGCTTATGTAATCGTCATTCTCACAAATAGGCAGAAAATCACAGGCCGTTCCGTAAGCAAAACAACCGGTTTCCTGTTGATAAAAAGAATCTGCACCAAGCTCTTCAAGGAATTTGATCTCAGTAACGATTATTTTATACCGCTCCTTTAATCTTTCAATATTGAAATCATCACGTAGAAACACTTTGCCGAATGCTCCTTTGTCCCGGTCTAATCCGATAAAGTAATGTGAAGGACGAGTGCAAATGTCCTTAAAAACTCTATTTTCAAATTCTTCCGCATTTTCATTTTTCTTTACTTTCAATTTCGGTGTCTGCGCAACTTCCATAATAACATATTCGAGGTTGCTGTCTAATAAAAAATATGTACCCACCTGCGGGGTTACTCCCCAGACATTAAGGTATGACATGGGACGGCTGGATAATTTGGATTCTACAAAAAAGTTATCATCATAAAGACGATCTATAATTCCTTTTACTGTACAATCCTCTGCTATTTGTTTTTGTAATTCCACCTGACAATCGCAGGAATAATCAGGATCAATAAATTTCTTATGAGACTTAAAAAGCGCAGAGACTTTAGCAACATCGAATTCGTCTATTTCATATTCATTTATTAGTTCATTAATTAACTGGAAATCCATTTCCTGATATACATACTGTTGATATAAATCCCAGAGTGCGCCCATTTTTAAGGGCTTACCCAGTTGTTCAGGTCGGCGTTTAATATCCATAATGTGCTTGAGATAATATAAACGCCGGCAGATGTTCCAGTCTCTGACCTGACTATTGCTTATGTGTGGTTTCAATTTATCAATCCTTTCGATACACCTGAAATATGATTGTAATTTGCAAAATCCGATTTTATCATTTTTATCTTTAATATTGCAGATCCAGTGTTGACAGAATTTTCCTGAATATTTCTGATACCTGGGACAATAATAATTACCTGGTTTTAAGGTTGTTGATTGCTGTTCTGACATGAACTGTCTTGGTTTTTTCAACGATATACTGATTAATTTCGTCTTTAGGAAATTGAATGAATTTACCCAACTTGGTAAACGGAATTTGCTCTTTTGCTGTTAATACGGATAAATAACTGTCAGAAATATTCAGCAGTTTGCAGACTTGATCCCGGGTGTAGAAATTATCCGGGTTGTTATAAAAGGCGCTTTCGTCAAGACTTAACATATATTGTCCTCGAACTTTTTAATTGCGTCAAATTTATGTTTATGAGTAGTATGTATATATTTCATTGTTGTTTTAATATCGGAATGGCCCATAAGCTCTTGGACCACTGGCAGGGGAATTTTAAGATCGTTTACGAGGTAACTGCAAAAAGAGTGACGCAAAAAGTGGACACCCTTTTTGACATTGTTAGGGATTTTATCGTAGATCCCAGTGCGTTTGAATAAATTGTTAATACTTTTGTGAAAATGATAGGCTTTATGCCCGTTTGTGCTTGTAAAAATGAACACTTGACCAGAAGTCATATGGTTTATTTTCTTTTTGAGAAGCTTGCGAATTATGTTGTCAATAGGGATAACCCTGCTTTTGTTGTTCTTAGGTCCCCAGTCCTCGTGGGGCTGAATAAATATCAGGTTCTCTTTTAAATCAATATCTTCGGGACGTAGATTTGAAAGCTCTGCTTTTCGCATTCCAGTGTGATATAATATCGTGATGATCTCACCTAAATATTCAGAGCAGTTATTAATCAATGTAGCAATATCTGCAGGACGGAGAAAATAAGATGAAGTATAGTTAGTCTGGATGACTGGTTTACTTAGCTTGTTAATTTTATTTGAGTTAGCAAATCTGTATTTAATGGCATAATTGTATATCTTGCCGAATGCGATGTGTTCATGACGTAAAGTAGAAATGGAAATTCTGTCTTGAACTCGGCGTTTGTAAAAGTAATGTTCCAAAGTCTCAATGGAAATCTGCGATAACATGCGATTACCTAAATGTTGAGCAATCCGGGCAAGCCGGAAGCCGTAATAGGCGTAGGTGCTTGGTTAGATTGCGCCTTGATCTACCTTTCGTTGCAGATCAGAAAGCACTCTGTCAATGAGGTCGGATAGTAGAATATCCTCAGTAGCGATTAGTTTTTGTTTCAATTTCTCAAGCACCTTAATAGTATTTAGATTATCATCGTTCATAGTAGACTCCGATATAAATAGCAAAAAGGATTATGAGTAGTAGGATAGAAAAATAGGGGTGATAAGCGTATATTAAATATATCGGAGCGTGTTCTCCAATGTTTATTTTTTTTTTAGTTAAGGGCTGTTGTTTTTGTTGTGCATTGAGTCTCCTGAATAAAAAAAGCGAATTAGATTTTAGTCTAACTCGCTCTGAAATAAGCTCTCCTGACTGCTTGACTGGCAGTCAAGAGGTCGTCGGTTCGAACCCGTCCAGCTCCACAATTCAATAGTGGAACGTTAGGGAAACTTGCGAGTTAGATAGAAAAGAACATTAAGTAACATAAATAAAGTACAAATAATATCGATTAATGTCAAGTATTATTTAGATTATTTTCTGCTTTTTCTTTTTCGATAAGATTTATTAAAGACGTGTAACCCAAGTTTGTAAAGACGTGCATGTAAAGCGCTTTGTGATCGTTTTATTTCTGATTGCTGATTAAATGGGTCGACAATAGATTCGGCGACAATTTTTATACAAGCGTTGCCAAGTATAGTATAGTGTTCAAACAGTGTCACGAGTAAATTGTCATCTGCTTTTGACCATTTTAACTTTTTCATAAAAGTTTCCTTAGTAAATGAAAAGAAAAATTAAATTATATTTATGTAGTGTATGGAACACTTTTACTGGTAAAAACCATGATCCAGAGTTTTATTCAGAGTACCCGGTGAGTCCGTTCTTTGCGTTCTGGTTTATGGTAATAGTATGTGTAATTGCTATCGTTATTGAGTTGATTTTGAAAATTTAAAATTCATTTCCCACCTCACTTTTTTGGGTAGAACTTTTCTGGATTGTTTTAGGAATTTTCTTTCATCCGTTTTCGCCATCCGGGTTTTACGATCAGGATATTTGTGTCATGTTCAATGCAAATTATGTGTTTATTTGCTCGCATTGCTATGCCTGAAAAGGAGAGTGATGTGCCTTTTTCACGCAAGTTTTTTCTTTCAATGCGTTTTGCGTAATTTTCCCATTGTTGATAGGTGATATATTCGCAGATTTTTTCGTTCATTTCACGCCTCGCTTTCAATTTCTTCGATCGTCCATATTATACGGGGGCAACCGAATGGGTATTGTGGTGATCCATCCCCGTCAATTGACAATCCCCAAATGCGCTTATTGCCGCCAAGAGACTCAACTACCAGCTCGGCTTTACCAACATGGGTTTTGCCGCGCTCTTTCAGGAGCTTTTTTGCCATTTTATTGCCTCTTTTTTAGTCATTTCACGCCTCACTTTTTAAAATATATCTTTTCAGGATAGGTTAATCTGAGAATTAATTTACTGAATGAACTCGGGCATTTCTGGGTTTCGGGAATGTTAGTCCAGATAACGCCGCAATGATTACAAAAAAGTTCATTCGGTAATATCTTATGAGTCTTATAGTAGCGTTTTCTGCCGCAGTCCGGACAGACTTTATAATAT